GTTAGCTATAATGTTCGACACGTTGAACATCAAAAACAGGGCCAACAGGGCCAAAACAGGGCCGAAAAACGCAGTTATCAAGGCGGGGCCTGTAAATAATATCAAATCCTATTTTCCCTATTTTCTTTTTTATGCCTGCTTTTAATCCAGCTATTCTATTTTGTTGCGCTTGCCTTTCCTGTTTTGCCTGCTTTGCTGCTTTACCTTGAATTATTTTCACGTTTAACTTGTTGGTATGCAAAGCAAAAAAATTTATTTTGAAAGCTTGTAAAAAAATATCTTGCATTGCCTTTTTTAAAAGTTTAGAATTACAGCATCATGAAAAACAAAATTAATTCTATCGAAGCAATTTGCTGGATTACTGTTATCACTGGTATCTACTGCATTATGATACTGGCCAGTATAGCTAAAATATCCAGTTAAACTATTAACACCTAACAGAAAGAAGAAAGGAAAGGTTATGTCACCGACAGAATTATTGAACACGTCCACAACTCCGGATAGCGAAATAAAGCGCATATTTGGAGAGCAGGCCATTATCAGTAGAATTGACAAGTGGAACTTGATACACCTTGATAATCCTACTGACAGGGAAAAAGCCCGCCGTGAAAAAGCTTTCACCCCGGACAAAATTTTTGACAGTAATTGTCCTATTTGTCAATTACTCAAGGAAAAAGGCGGCAATATCATTTATGACGGGATGTTCTAAACTGTAACCAAACTATTAACCTGCTGGAATTATCCAGCCAAAAACAGAAAGAAAAAAGTATCATGAAAATTACTTACAACGAAAAAACTAATACCTTGAGTCTGGAAGTTCCTTGTTTCCCTAAGCCTACAAGTTCCAAATCCGGAAAAACGCTTGTAGTCGCATCCAGCTTAGGCAATGTAAAAACAAATTGTATTGTTTCCGGCAAGCCGTTGACAATCGGTTTAAACGCCTACATAGCAAAATAAGCTTTTAAGTTTAGTTTGCCTTTCAGAAAAGGCCCTGCTTTATGCGGGGCCTTTTTTTTGGTCCGGATCTTTGCCGGATCTTTTTTCATACCTGCTTTGCTGCTTTGCTGCCTTGCCTGTAGCCTTGATAAACTTTCATGTCTCCATTACAGGCGTTTTAGCCTGCTTTAATCCAGCTATTTTATCTGCTTTGCCATGCCTGCTTTATGTCCTATTTTAAACAAGCTCATAAAGGCGTCAATTTTGACCGTGACGGCGTTATCTTTTGGGGCCTATGTACCCTGTAGATAATTTAAAAAAAGCTTGTGGCGATGCCTTAAAACGGCTACAATAGCAAAATAAATCTTTACACGTTGAACTAATCGCAAAGCGCATAAAATGCGCCTTAAAACTGGAGTTTATCAGTTGTGGGAATTTTGCGCCTTAAAACGGGCCTGTTTTTCGGGCCTGAAAATATAGTTATGCTCAATCCGAGCAAAAGGTTTTGAAGGGAAAAAAGGGAAATTTTAATAGTGCAGAAGGAAAGCCGACTGCCCCTAACAGAGAGAGAGGAACTATCATGAGAAACGACTATCAACCTAAAGACGGAGACTTTCTGAAACCTGATGGATGGCACATTGGAGAAGGGATTGAAGATGATCCTTGTCATTACCAGGATGAATCTTTCCCCGGCTGTCAATTCAGAATCTTCAGTTACACCAGCGGATCTAAGCTTGCTATTAACCTGGGGGTTACTGGCAAAGATTACCTGCTGCCTGATTGGGGTGTCCGTGGTCAGCCTAGATATAAATGTCGGGTTAGGATTGAGTTTGTCGGAGACGGAGAGCCCAGCGTCTTCTGTGGCGGTTATCTATACCACGATTGACAAGTGCAAAAGGGGAACTATGGCGGGTAAATTTATTTTACCCGCTAAATCCTTAGAAACAATAACTTTTTTAATTTATTTAATTATTTGTAAAAAAATATCTTGACAAAGAATTTTGTAAAGTTTAAACTTGACACAATGCGAAACAAAAAAACAACAAAACTCTCCATAGAGAAGGGAACTATTATGAGACAGACAACATTAGGTGCAGCTATAGAACAGAAGATTCTACCCTGTAATATCCAAGTTACCTACAAGAAAAAGACTTATCGGTTATTAAGTTATCGGAAACTGAATACTGTGGATGCCTTTTACTGTATCACCTTCAAAGGTGAGCCAACTGTCTATCCGTTCATTACGGACACTGAGAAGTTTATCTATCCTGGGACCGATACCGTTACAATCCTTTAATCATTTCCTAACAGAAAGAGGAACTATCATGTATACCAAGAAACAGATTAGACCAACTAAGTATTTTGATCCGGAGAAATGGCTTAACAGTATCAGGGTTAAGGAACTGAGATGCCCTAAGCCTAAAATGTCCAGTAGTCTAAACGCCATTGAAACAAGCATACAAAGAGAGAATATCCGCAATGATCGTGTTGAGAGATTAAATGGATATATTGGCCGGATGTATGCTGATCGTGTTGTCAAAGCCACTGACGGAAGCAGGGTTTTACTGGTAAGACCGGAAAGATGGCTGGAATATGAACCACTTGGATTATCTGAGCCCGGGCCGGATCATCTTACAATCAACAATCCTGATTTCTACAATGCAATCAAACGGGCCTCAGTTGATTCTGATTATGTAACAATTCAGTTCAACAGTGAAACATGGGAATTGACCCTGTCTTCTCAGGGTGAACAGGTTTCCGCAGAAGAAACAATGACCTGTCCACAGAAGCATTCCCCGCCAGACATGGAGTTCAGCCTTAACGCCAAATACCTGCTTAACCTTCTCGGATCATGGCCTGTAACCATCCACTATGAATCAGGCCGACCAAACAAGCCCCTGTTGTTTGAGTTCAGGGATTACTCTGTTCTGATCATGCCGCTGAAAGCCTCAGAATGTAAGGCTGTTGCGGCCTAAACCTTTAACCTTTATTCCCTCAGAAAGGGGAACTATTATGCTGTATAAACTTAATTTCGGAGCCGGACGGATGGAAGTTATTGAAACAGAAAGCAAAAACAACCTTCCTCTCGGAACTGTCCTGCAATTGCATGGATACGACAATCCTAAATTCGTAATCGTCGAGAACCTGGGAATCAATGAGAAATTTGACAGTTACGGAACCAAGTACAGAACAATTCAACGGGGCTCTCTGGAGTATGCAATTTATCATGCCAGTGATCTTGAGTTCATCCAAGACAAGCGGGATGGCCGGATACAAACCTATATCACGGATGAAAGGATGAATGAACAGGAACTATCCCAACTGCGGAGTCGCGCCGAAGAAAAGCTCAGATCAGATCAGGAAGCAACCAGAAAAAAGTATGTAGAAACAGACTTCCTGATCGAGACAGGTAAAGACTTGTTCAAAGCCTTCATTCCTGAGACGGCCAAAGCCTTGATAGTTGCTGAACTGATTGAAGATGAATCCGATATCATGACGGATTATTGGGGCCATAAAACGACACGCCTTGTAATTCTCGACTATTCCATGCATACCAAAAATCTATTTCCCGAAATGCGAAAAGCGGCCGCAAAATTTCATGAAACAAAACCTCTGGCCGTCAAAAATGAAAAATTCGAGCATCGGGAAAATTACTCGATGGGGGCCGGCTACTACCTGAAAGATGAATGGATTCATCTTTCCGGATGGTGCATAAGAAAAGCCGATAAATACCACGGCTGGAGAGACGAGCATTATATCTCCATCGCTCGGACATGCCTGTTCATTGCTGACTGATTACCCAACTATTAACCTGGGGCCGGGGTTATCTCCGGCCTCAACAGAAAGAAGAATTATTATGGCAAGTTTTATTAAAATAGGTAGAGAAGTTCCCGATCCCGTTCAAAGTAATCCGCTCCGGACAGTCCAAAAGGTACAGGATTGCTGGAATACACTGGTAAAGACAAGCTCATGGTATGAGCCGGACAAGGAATGTATGGTCGCTTTCCTGCTTGATGGCCGGAACAGGGTTAAGCATGTCTCTCTTATTTCAATCGGAACCCTGACCAGCAGTTTGGTACACCCCAGGGAAGTTTTTAGACCAGCTATTCTTGCAGCAGCTTCACAGATAATCCTGGCCCACCAACACCCAACCAACGAACTTGATCCGAGTCCAGAAGATATCAGCATTACCCGCAGATTGAGAGAGGCTGGACAATTGCTTGGAATTACCATTCTCGATCACCTGATTTTTGGACCTGATAACGACTCATATTTCTCATTTGCAGAGGAAGGTATCTGGAATGTTAGCCGCATACAAGATCATGCTGGAAATGATCAACAAGCAGTTAGAGGAAGTCCCGAGTCTTCCTAATATCAACGATATTGAATTATCTTAAACAACAGAAAGAAAGAGAGAATTATTATGGGATGTGACATACATTTTCACAGTGAAGTTAAAATTTATGGCAAGTGGGAACATTACGGTTCCCCGCTGATGATGAGAGACTATGACCTGTTTGCTTTCATGGCAGACGTCAGGAACTATAACGATATCACTCCGATATCTCAACCAAAAGGATTACCGGACGACATTTCAGTTGTTACTAAGGTAGCCGCTGAAATTTGGGGAGCAGACGGCCATTCCCACAGCTTCCTCACTGGTCGTGATGAGATTAGACGACTGGAAGAGTTCATGAAGTCTCTGGATAAATCAAGACAAAAAGTTGATGAAGTTGATGAAAATGGGAAGCTGATTAACGGTAATTGGTATTTCTATTTTCCTGAAAAGGATCTGGATTACCTTTTCGGGGGTTCTTGGAGCGGTTTCTACGAATATCCTAAAAATTATCCTCCCCAAATAGAAGACGTTCGGTTCGTCTTCTGGTTCGACAACTAACTTAGTATTCAGGCGGGCCTGCGGCATCTTCGCGGGCCTGCCTTCTTACTTCCTGCTTATAACGAACATCCAAAGCCGTCAGTAATTGACGAAGTTCTTTTAAATAACGGATCGGTATGCAAATACCTTTCCGTGTAGGATAGACCATGGTTTTTTCTTCATCTTCCTTGGTCATCCATATCCGTATATCCAGGTATAATTTACCTGTGTTGGTCCGCTGTATGCTCGGAATCAACATCCGATTGCGCCATAGGTCAATGCCTCTGGTGGCATCCACAAACTTCCAGCCTGGCTCCCGGGAAAGATCAATGCAGAAGGGAAGCCGCTCTAATCTTTTCTGCCTGATAAAAAATTGCTGTTTGGAAAGATGGTAATTCCCTATCAAACTCCGCAGCTTCTTGAAAAACTCCCATTGCTCGTGATGAAATTCAACTTTCTCGCGAACCAGCCGGCGCAATTCCCGCTGCTCGGCTTTGACCATCTTGTTCATATACCGCTTGATCGTCGTCGGCCGCAGGCTTTTGGGATTCAGCAGCTTGAATGTTTCCTCCGCTGTGCGCTTACTTGATTCGTGCTTGAACGTTATGTCCAAGGGGCTGCGTCTAGTCATTCTACCACCTTAAATTGTTTTCGCACCTGTCTATAAAGCCTTTCCTGGTCCTCTTTATGCTGCTTTATTAATCCGGCAAGGTCATCCATGCAATCATTTATCTTCCCCGCTGTCCTGGCGTTAAACAGGGACTTAGGTTTTGTTTTTTTAAATTGGATTACTTTCTTGGTCACTCACCCTCCTATCATCCCTCCACCTTTTTCTCTTTTTGTAAATCTTCCTCACTCACAAAGATAATCCCTTCAATGGTCTGCTTCCTTAGCAGAATTTTACCCCCGCATAACTGTTCGAGCAGCCAAAGCACCTTCGCTTCCTGCTCTTTAGTCAGTGCCACTGGATGTATGGTCTTGTCCTCAATCTCAACCAGGATTATCATTCTCTCAACTGTCATTACCGCCATAATTATCTTGCGCTCCCTGGCAATCTCAATGCCAGTTTTTTTCTTTCCTCCCAGCTTAGAGTTGGAAGAACATCGGTTATAAATCTCCGGAAATTCTCAGCAGAATAATCCAAAACCAAACAAATCCACAGAAAGCTCCTGGGCTCAACTGTATCTGACATAAACCACTCCATCGCATCATCCTTGGCTTTTACTCCCCTGGATGTCAATACTGGATCAAGTTTTTTTAAGGCCCTCTTTCTCGCGGACGAATCCACATCTAATAGATCCCTCCAGGCTTGAGCCAGTACCGCTGCCATAAGTTTCTTTTCCCCAGCCAAGTCTATGCTTTTCCTGGGAGTTTCCATTGAAACTTTCATCATACTATCCTGCAATGAGTTATTCCTTTATCATCCCGTCTTCGATTATCAATGAACATTCATCTGTTGTGCTTACCCTGGTTGCAATTATCTGAAGATCCTCTTTCTCGGCCCATGCTGAGAACTCACGCAACTGATCCACGTCAAACTGTTCAGCCTTATCTACCAAGACAAATCCACACCCAGGGGCAATCTGTTTCCCAATTGAAGTAGCCACCTTTAACTGTTCGGATCCGCTCATACAATCCCAGGCTTGTCCGTTGTAAATTAACTCTCCGTTCTCAACAGTCAGACCAGGAAGGGGAAGGTTTGCAGATTCCAATAGCAGGAGCTTGGCCGATCTGACCTTCTCCAGGGCCTCGGTTCTCTCTTTAACCATCTTTTCCCAGGCATTAACCTCAGACTTTTTTGTGTTCCTGGCTTGGTTCTCTCTGGCTTTTGCGCGAAGACTATCGTTCTCCGTAATTGCAGCTTGAATTGCCATGGTATCAGTAGGAGTTATGCCCTCAAGTTCTTTTACGAGCCTGTTTAAATCGCTTTCTCTTTTCCCTTGTTCAATCTGAAGTTTTGTTATCTGATCTTTGATGTTTTTAACATCTTCTTTCGCTTCGTCTAAATGTTTTTCAACATCATTGATCCATTTATTCCTGGCATTTGCCGCGTTAAGTTTTTCTAATAAATCACCAGTATCCATGATAATTCCAGGAACTTCAGAATGAAACGGCATTGTTCCAAGAAGAATCTTTTCCCGGTCATAATCTTTCTTCGCATCAGCCCGAGCCTCATACATCTGTTTTTCCCTGGCTTCCAACTTCGTCAGCTCATCACCAACCCCAATTACTTGCAGCAGGACCTCTGCTTTTTTGGCCGGTGTGGATTTCATGAACTCTGGAAGGTTAAGGGCAAATGTGGATATGAAATTATTCAGCAGGGTTTGAGATCCTTTTAATCCATCAGGATCAGTTACCCTCAGTGTGCCGTTCTTTCCAAATCTTTCCACTACCAGGCCGTTATTGAGAACTACTTTTGTATGCGCGTCCTCTCCGGTTTCAGTATTATTTGGATTACTCGGCCGGAACTTATCTCCCCCAAGTGTCCAGGCAATCGCATCCAGCGCGCTCGTCTTACCGGCATTGTTCTTCCCTCCCAAGGTAGTCATCCCCCCCGGTTTTAATTCAACCTTCAGGGCCTTAATCCGTTTTACATTCTCCAACTCGAACATGTTAATCTTTACACTCATGATTTTTCCTCCGTTTTTATAAAATTATTCCGATCCTTTTTAATATTGCCCTATACTTATTTGCCGTTTCCTTAATTTCCTCAATCTGTTCACGTTCATAACCGATGAATCCAGATTCTTCCAGTACATTTACCATCAGAATATATTCCTTGTAATCCTGGAGAAGCTTTTTCTTTGATCCAGTTTCTTCTGGTTTTACATGAGCCTCTTTACTCCCAGGATCCAATCTTTCAACTTCCGATGGTTTAAACGGGTTCCCTCTCGCTTTCTCTTCAACCGCTGCAATCACCCATTTAAGAATTGCATGGTAGTCAGATTTATATTTGACTCCCTTAGATTTTTTATGATTGTTGAGCAATTCAATTATTTTATCCAACTTATCCTGGCCATGATGACCGAGTAATTTTTGATATTCGTCGCCAGTCAATCGAACTTCATCCAGGTAACGAGTTTTTTTCTTAATAGGTTTTTCCCTTATGGGAGGTTTCGCCTCTGCCTCTGCTTCTGAAGATTCTGCTTTTGCTTTTGCTTTTGCTTTTGGTGCGTCACATTGACTTCCATTTGACGCCATCTTGACGCCATCTTGACGCCAAGTGTCTTCAATAAACTGTAAGTCGGTGAATTTATTAAGGTTAGGTGCATCAGTCATAAAGCAAAGTTTTTGTAAAAGATCCGGTGACGCCGGAATGACGCCATCTTTATCAGCAGCAAGCAGCCACATGACAAGAAGTTGGCCGCGCTCCGCATCTGTCATGGAAATAAACTCCGGATTACGCAATATCCTACGATGAACTTTTATCCATGGCGGCTGTCCTCTGTCCCTCCGATACGTCTGCCACTTGTCCCAATTCTTTATTTTTAAACTGTCCATCTTCTCTCCCTGGTCGGATTATTTTTATTTAACTTCTTCCTTCAGGGTTATAAAAAGGCGCGGATCAACCCCGAAGATATGACCAAATTTCTCTGCATGGAAAACAGGTCGTTCATTCCGAAGGATCCCATTGAGACGCTGCGGAGAAAAGTTAATCTGTTTAGCCAACCAGGTTTGAGTCTGCCCAATCCGGTCTAACTCGTACTGAATTTTTTTAATATCAAGGCGTAAAACTTTCATAATGTGGAATTATAAATAAACGTTTTTGCATAGTCAAGTAAATAATTTTATTTAATCAAAAAATTTTATTGACATTAAAAAACAACCAGTTTATACTTGTATTTTACAAATCACAACTGGAGGAAATTATGGTAAACAAAGTAATTTTAGTAGGCAGGCTAACCCGAGATTCAGAGATTCGTTATACCTCATCAGGGACCCCTGTAGCGTCCTTCTCTATTGCTACTAATCAGAACTGGACTGATGCTGATGGCAAGCAGAAGACTGAAGTTGAGTTTCATAACATCGTTGCCTGGTCACGCCTTGCCGAAGTCTGTGAACAGTACTTGAAGAAAGGTAAACTGGTCTACATTGAAGGCCGGTTACAGACACAAAAATGGGATGACAAACAAGGGAATCCCAGATCGAAGGTTGAGGTTGTCGCCAATATTATGACCATGCTGGACAGCAAGGACAGCCAGGATGACCAGGAAAAGCCAGACCCCGCAGCGAATGAGGTGGCTCCGAACTATCGACGGCCTGACTTGCCGGATGATGACTTGCTTGGCGACCTGACTGACAAGGGTTACATTGACATGGACGATGACGACATTCCGTTCATGTGGATTCTTCCAATAATTTTAGGAGGATATATATGTCATGTTCTAAGCGTTGCTTTAAATGTGGTTGTATAAAATCGCTTGATGAATTTTATGTTCATCGAAAGATGAAAGACGGGCATTTAAATAAGTGCAAAGATTGTACTAAAACTGATGTTACTAAAAATCGTCATAAAAACATTGAATATTTCAGAGCGTATGATCGACAAAGGGGAAGCAGACAAACAGTAGAACAAGTAAAAAAAAGAAGATCAGTAAACCCTGAAAAATATAAAGCTAATTCATCAGTTGGAAATGCTGTTAGAGATAGGCGCTTATTCAAGCCAGATATTTATTCTATGTGCGGAATGAAACCAACTCGGTTACATGGACATCATGAAGATTATTCTAAGCCGCTTGAAGTGATTTGGGTATGCTCTATTTGTCATAAAAAATTACATTCAAAAAGAAGGGGGAACTATGGATCTTACACCAGAAAACAAGAAACACATTGACAGCCTCAGCTATGAAGCCTTACTGCGGCATAATCGGTTCGCGCCAATTGGAGATCCCTGGTTCCGGGGAGAGACGGGAACCTATTGGCTGGATCGAATGAATGAACTTCGGAACCTTCCCGAGACAGATCATGTCGGAGCATCCAAGCGGATAGGATGGGATGGATAAATGGACATTAGAACATGCCCTCTATGTCGTGGTAAATGTAAAGTCTATGAGCCCATGGATAAATGTGAGAAGACTGATACCGAGATAAAAGAACCGGCCTCAGTTGTTGCGATGAAATCTCATTGGGTATCCGGCTGCCCCTGCTGCCGCGGTGAAGGCGTTATCTATTTCGGTGAGGCATATCCTACCGCCGACCAGTTACGTGCCAGTAAGCGTGACTACAGGGGCATCTGTGAGGCTGATAGACTGGCCGAGACAGAGAGGCTGAAGGATCCTGCGTACCGAGAAAAGATTGCTGCCAATAAAGAAGCCCAGGCTGAAGCCCATGCCAGATTTGAGATAGAAAAAATTAAGAAGCATGGCAAGGCTATTCAAGCAATCAGGGAAGCTATTAAAAAAGCAGAAAGGATGTGAGCTATGAAACTTGAGATTGAAGTATCGGAAGAAACAGAAGCAACTGCCGAACCTTGGTGGTTAATTATTGATCCGAGACAAATGCTAAGTCTGTCGTGTCACACTGTAGCGAGTATGATTACCGGCCCATTTTTCAGTAGAGAAGAAGCTGAGGATTTTCTTAAACGTACTCGGTATAATTTTTCAAAACGTGCTTTTGTGTACTGCCATTCCGGATGCTACACAACGGTGTATCGAAATGCGTATAAAAAGGCATGGGCTGAACGGGATAAAAACAAAGGCCAGGCAGAACGCCCGGCCCTTGTTCCAGAAAGAAGAAAATTATTAACGAAAAGGAGTATATCACGATGGATCAAGAATTGATACAGGAAAATGAAAAAAGTTTTTTACCGGCAGTTGTCCACCAGGACGAGCTTACTCCGGAGCAAATTATTAAACAAGTCCAAAAGATTCAGACCATGCTGAAAGAAGTAATGATCAAAGATCAGCATTTTGGTATTATCCCCGGATGTGGAAATAAGCCATCCCTGCTTAAACCTGGAGCAGAAAAACTTTGTATGTTGTTTCGGCTGGCCCCGCAATATGAAGTTATTCAGACTGACCTTCCAGGGGATCATAGAGAATACAAGGTGATCACCAGGCTTTATCATATCCCTACAGGAAACTTTGTTGGAGCCGGAGTTGGGTGCTGCTCTACTAAGGAAAGTAAATATCGTTACCGTAATGCTTCTCGGGTGTGTCCTGTGTGTGGCGGTGAATATATCATCCAAGGGAAAAAAGAATATGGTGGCGGTTGGCTTTGCTTTGCAAAGAAAGGTGGATGCGGAGCCAAGTTTAATGACGGGGATCCGGTGATAGAAAAGCAGGTGGTTGGACAAATAGAGAATGAAGATCCGGCCGATCTGTATAACACCTGCTTTAAGATGGCTAAGAAACGTTCTCACGTTGACGCTACTCTCACAGCTACAGCGGCATCTGATATCTTCGCCCAGGATCTTGAGGATCTTCCTGAAGTAATAAGGCCAAAGGTTCAAGAAACAGAACCGGACAAACCGGACGCAAACCGGACGCAAACCGGACACAAACCGGACACCAAAAAGAAAGAAAAGGCCCCAGCCCCTACTGCCAAAACTGCCAAAAGTCCTGCCCCCGTCGCTACGAAAAATCGTAGTGAGAAAATGCAGCCGGTGAGGGACCTTGTTCCTCCCGGGCCTATTGAAACTGCTGCAAAAATAGGGGCCGATGAGTTGAAGAAAAAACAGGATGCCATCCAAAGAACTTTGCTGGCAGGGTATATCGCTGAAAAGAACATTACCAAGAAAAAAGAAAAAGACTTTGGTGAATATCTCCGCGCTGCCGGGATCGGCCGCAAATACCTAATCAATAACTTTGAAAAAGTATATGCTCAGTTTGAAAAAGTTTACAATTCCCTTCCTCCGGAAGACGAAGATCCCTTGGCCGGAATAACTAGTGATGATCTCTTTGGATCAGGCGCGGAAAAGAGGCGACAATGAAAGCAATCTATAAACCCAAAGGCAAGGCCGCGGAATATGGTGAGTATGCAGTTAATCTATATTCCGGATGTGTCCACGGATGTAAGTACTGTTATGTTCCAGGGTTGCTGAGAATAAGCAGGGAAGAATTTCGTTCCGGATTCAAACTTAGGCCGGGGATCCTGGAGCAGCTTGAGAAGGATGCCGCTAAACACCCCAAGGACAAGCCGGTATTCTTGAGCTTTACTTCAGACCCGTACCAGCCAGGGAATGATTTGCCAACCAGAGAAGCGTTGGAAATTTTAAACAAACATGAGATTCCTTTTATCATTCTTACAAAGGGGCCTTCTCGGGCAATACGAGATTTTGAGTTGTATAAACCTGGAGATATGTATGGAGTTTCCTTGGTGTGTGATGATTCTACAATTCAGGAACCAGGAGCAGGTTTAACCAAACAAAGATTAATTTCATTATCAATCGCAAGGGATATGGGTATAAGCACCTGGGTAAGTTTTGAACCGGTGATTGATCCAAGAGATACGCTTTTCTTGTTGACAATGGTTCTGCAAAATAAGCTGGCTGATTTCGTGAAGGTAGGGGCCTGCTCCGGTGGACATTCCAAAATAAAAACAAAAGCAGAATGGTTCAAGTTTTCTAATACCGTAGAACGTATCGCCAGTTATTATTCCGACACCCAGGTAATCTTAAAACAGGAATTGATAGATTTAGCAGAAGAAAGAAGGTAGTAACATGACTGAACAAGGTAATCTTTGGAATGATATTAAACACCCCGAACCAATTAAGGGGCAAACTTATGAAGAAGCATTTAAACGCTTTAATGAGTTGAACCCTCATGTCCTTGCCATGATGGAACGAGAATCCTTGAAAATGAAAGATCACGTACCTGGATTGAAGCATATTGGAATAGACTTTATCTTTGCCAGGCTCCGTTGGTTATATGCGTTTACAACAGGCGGGGATAATTTTAAGTTGAACAATAACTTCAAGGCTTTTTATGCAAGGGAGTTGATGGATACCTGCCCGAGCCTAGAAGGGTTTTTCCATCTTCGGAATCAGCGATCAAGACACAAGATCATGAAGGTGGTTAAGATTATAGATTAACGGTCAACAAACAGTATGCTTTTCAGGTATGACCGTTATTCAGGGGCCGTCATGGTGGCGGCCCCTGCTTTTTATAGGATAGAGCCCGATAGTTTCATCCGCTTGCCATCCCAGGGCAGTATCTGGATCTCGACAGATCCTTCCTTACCAGCATCGGCATATTGCTTACCGCTTCTTCCGTCCACGATCTGCTTATCATCCACATAGACAATACCTGACATGGCATCACAGACAAACTTGGCGTAGTTATCAAAGTCTCCCTTGGATGGATATGCTTTCATGGCTTTGTTGTTCAGCAGGTGAGAGAATTTACCAGCCCGGTAATGCTTCTTCGGCCTTTTGATATTGAAGATTAACTCTGCTACCAAAGGGCCATCCAACAAGATCCACCCTGGATACTTGTTCATTTGTATATGCAACAACATTTTGAGAGTGATCTTTAGAGGCTCCTGTTCATCGTAGGTTCCCCACCTTGTCACCCTGGCCCTGGCTGTGGGTACTGGCTCGAAAGGTATTTTGATTATCAGCGGTGCATGATCCATAATTATCCTTGATATGTGTCTTCTTCTATTTGTCTTCTTGCTATTGCATCGGGAAGTTCTTCTTCTAAATATTCAAATTCAATCCTGGTGATCCAGGTATGCCAATTGCAATTATTCATTTTGCAAAACATATTAATGAAATCAACCCTGTCCATATCAGGGAATCCCTCTAAGGGAACCTCAACAGTATTGATCTCCCTTATCTCCACTCGCTCCACAGAGATTACCCTGATCTGACAAATCCTCTCAACCTTCTCACCCTTCTTTAATCCTTGGCACTTTACGCAGGCATTAAGGATATCCCCTGGCTTCAGGAATCTCCAGCCTAACCGTCTGGTTACAGTTTTTGTTTGGTTTCTTATCTGATCAGTAGTCATACTAAAGCTCATATTTCTTGGCATTATTCTTTGATCCTTCCTTCTCTTCGGTTGTGTATCCTTTCACAAATGCTTAATGTCTATTCCTGCGTATTTCAATGCTTCAGCTTCCGTCCTGTCCATTTCTTATCTCCAATCTATTTGTTCCGCATCCTCTTCAGTTTCTCTTTGAATTTTTTCCGCAGGAGTCTCTTCGTCGTCTTCTCCTGGGCCAATTATCCAATCGCCATCAATCAGCTTCTTGTACCCAGGTTTGCATCTTGCAGGGTTGCCCCAATTCTCCATACCATCGCAGGGAAAGAGGTCATCGCTGCGACAACCGCAGGCATCCTCTCCAAAGCATGAATCATCAGAGTAAAGCCCGTCATAGCCATTCTCGTCCAGGTATTCTTCCACGATCTCTTTAACCGTCATTACCACCCCCGTTTATGTGCTTCCTCACTATACATCCGCTTCACCCTGGCTTCTTCTTCGTTGGCTTTTCTAAGTCGATACAGACCATAAAGAACCCAAACAAAAGTGATCAAGGCGCCCACAATAATAATCAACAGGATCATGTCACTGTTCATATTTTTTCTTCTTTCTTTTCCCCCGAGACAACCACCGGCAGGCCATTGATAATTACCTGGGGATGTTTCTGAATAGTCAGGTGTAGATAGTTCGGTCCCATAGCCACTTCCAGGCATTGAAGATCGAGCAGATTATCTACCACATAGGCTTTAACCAACTGTCCACCTGGGGTAGGTTTCAGTACTTGAGCATGATCTGAAATGTCTAAATCTATGGGAACCAGGATTGTCCGCGGCTTGGCATCCTTTAAGGATTCAAAGATACGCCGGCCGCGTTCCAGTACCAGGGGCTTGAGTTCCTCCAGCTTTATATCCTTATTGTTAAGAGAGTTAATCTCTTTGTATAGCGAATCGTTTTCTTCAATCAGTTTATTTCTATGTTTTTTAAGTGCTTCATTTTCTTCCTGGAGTTCATCCAGTCTGTTACGAAGATTCATCGCCATCATAGGCCGGTCCTCTACTTTAGCGGCCATATTTAAATCGGGAATTGAGACATGGTTAGTTGGTTCTTTTTTCTTATTAAACAATGTTAATCCTCCTCGTCGTCAATTGTGTCTACTGCGATAAGTAGACTACTTTGTTTTACACCTAACACTTTAGCAATCTTCTTTAGATGCGCGGTTGTCTGACAGTCAAGAATATACTGTAGCCTCTGCCGAGAGAAGCCAAGTTCCTTTGCCAGCCAGGTTTTAGTCTGCTCCTTTCTTTCCAAGAAAAACATGATTTTGTCGGAATCAAGTTTCGCGATTTTTATTTCACCATTTTGAAAAATATGCATAGATTTACCTCCTTTGAAAGTGTGTAAAGTATACGCTTTACAAAGCAGGGAGTCAAGGGATTTTTTTACAAAAAGTAAAAAATTTACTTGACACTGCGCTGAGTTGAGTTTACTCTTGTTCCTATGGATTATGAAGATAGCGCAACATTTACATGGTTTCATGGAGGCTTAATAGCGGCACAATGGATTTGTATTTTGGTTCTATTTTTTGAGGCTTGCTGCTGAAAGGCGGTGCATTATGACCGATAAAGAAGTATTGGAAAAATTACTGGATAAACAAAAAGAAGATTTGTTTAATGCAGATCGAGACAAAGAATTGCGTAAATTTGAAGCCGGTGACGAATACAGAAAAGGGATCTCTCATGGATTGTACCTGGCGGTATCCAGAACCATGATTGAATTAAGTGGAATAGGTAAATGAAAAAGCCCCCGCGCAAACAGGGGCTTTCATGCAGAGGATTTAAGGTTGCTAACCAGACTGATCCAGAGTTAGGTAAGCAAGAACAGAATATCACCTGCCAATGACAGACGCAAGCCTATTTCGCAAAAAAACCAGCAGACATTGACACCGCAACATTTCCAAGCAGATATAAAATAGCAATACGAATTGCTACCCAAATCCACTGAGCCCCGGTAAGAACAGGAACCCAGGTTTCAACAAGAGTTCCCCCGACTACCATTGGAGTACCGGGCTGTTTACAGAATATTAAACCTGTAGCGATCAAAATGATCCCCATGCACATTAACCATTTACGCCAACCTTCAGGGATAAGTGATTTCTTTACAACTTCTTCAGTCATTATTTCACCGCCAGTATTATGATTCCCAGCGCAGCCAGCCCGGCGACAACCTTCGATCCAACTACCGGCCACTTAACTCTATCCTTTTGAGCATAGATTTTAAGCTGCTTTTCCTGTGATTGGGTTAGTTTTATATATTGATTGTTCTCAAGGGTAAGGGCCTGGTTGGTATTTTCAAGAAAATTGTTCACATCAGACAAGGCGGCAAACTTCAGTTCGTGATTATCAATAATAATTTCAAGGCGATATACCTGATCCTGATAATCATTCTGAATCTGAGAATCAATTACAAGAACCTCACGAGACTTTTCCACCTCCGATAGCATAAGCTGAAGAAGGCCGCGTCCTGGTTCATTTGCTGTAATTTCAACCCCCGATAAATTTTGGAATGGGTATATCTCCTGGGCCTTTGCAATGATTTCAGGCATTGGCGCATCCGGTATACTTTCAATCTTGAGGGTCCGGATCTCATCAAGAAGCACCTGCTTTCCTGCTATTTCTTTTTTTAAACTTTCCTTAGTGACAATAACAGAAGCAGTCAAATAAGCAATTGTCTCATTGGCCTTGTTAATATCAGCCTGGGCCGCTGCCTTTGCGGCCCGAAGTTCATCCTTAACCTGCTTTGTGTATGCCCGGGAGATTGACAATTCCTGCTCTATCCGCTCTGTTTCTTCCCTGACTGAACGCAGCTCCTTATCCAGGTACGAACTATACCACCAGAACAATATCGCCACCACGGTCAAAATTAGGGCCGTTACAATGACCTTGTTTTTCATGGTCTTTAATTAACCAAGGTTATAATGACGACCATAGCCAAAACGACAATCGTTCCCAGGATCACGGCGATCCATTTACCTTCCATGCTGATATTCTGTTTCGTATTCCAAAAGCTCATATCATCCTCCATTTTCTATGATGGCCAATTCCCATCCCCGTTTAAAATTATCAGGCCAGGCTTCCGGCCTGGGCTTTCCTGGTTTCCATAAACTATTATATTGTTTCCAGCCTTCGTCGGGATTATTTTCGTCAGGTAAAGGATCCGGATACTGCCACAGCAGCAGTCTCGCGAAAGCAGACGCCAGGGCATCTGAATAAGCAATAGCTTCAAAGGCGTTGTCTTTATTGATATAGAGAAGACTCAATACTAATCTGGCATGATAGGAAGAAGAGTGATGTTCTAAGACACCACGAACCCCTGATGTTTCAAACTGCCAAAAGCTCCTTGCCTGACCATAGACTATTTTCCCAACATCTTTGAATTTTACTACCTGTCTTCGTTTCTGGAATCCTGATTCCTGGAAAGCCGTGGAGTACATCATGGCCCTGGCTGGTAATATATCCATGTCATGAGGAAGTAAACTTAATCCACGGTCAATAAAGGATTTCATTGTGGATCACCCATTTTTCTGGCATGGCCAGAAAAGTTTCCACCAGTCATTCTTCTGTCTATTAATTCAAAGATTTTTTTAATATCTTCTTCGATTCGTTTCAGTCTTGAGTCTAGTAACTTGCTACAACCGTCTCTGTTTTTATCACAGTCTTTTTCTGTGATTCTTCCTCTTGTACCCATAGTTCTGCCTATTATTCCTGCTATAAGACCAATTAAGATTGTGGCAATTATCTGTCCCAAAGGTGTTAAGGGAGCCATTATTTTTTCTTTCGGTTTTCCGGGGTTACGCCATTGTAACCCCGACAGAGTTTCAGTGATCTACAAAGTGATTACTTTTGTTTAGAACACTTATCATAAATTATAGGCTTTCTTCAATTCATAAGCCCCCCTTATGGTTTGATTAATGATTGCGGCATATTGCCGGGGCCTCTTGGGGCCTCTGTTTCTTCTTCCGCATCGTCCCGTATATCTTTAAATAATTGTCTCAAATTGAACTGTTCTTCCTCTGCGCTTCCGATCATTCCCTTGCTGTAAAGATACTTAACTTGTCTTTTCTTTTCAGCGATTGCCGCTTTCCTGGAATTGACAAGGCGCATGTGCTGTTGTTCCATATCAATCTTATAAGTCGCGACGTTTCCGATAGTCCACATCGCCTTTTCCCTGGTACTTAAATTATTATCGAATATCCGTATGAAGTTATTTAGTACCGGCGCAATTCCAGTTGCGTAATGTGTGAGATATGGATTGATATAAACGTTTTGTTTCCCTGTCCTCATATCCTGGGCCACTTCCCAGCCCATTAATTCTTTGGCGTTATCAGGAAGAACCATGTCTACCGCTTTCCATAAAGTTCCGGCCTCTCCAAGCCTGTCCTTTACGTTGTAAACATCCTTCAGTACACGACCTGTGAAAAAATTCCTGTTCATTACATGCTCAAGAGGAAGCTTTAATACCGGCGTGAGCATACTCAATACGGTTTTCTGTACCGTCTTTTCGATCCCCGATCTCTCTCCGTCTCCAGGTTCAAGAAAATTTACGGCATCGAGCGGAGTCCAGTTGATAAATGTATTGAAGTGAGCCCGGCCATCCAGGCCGAACTTGGAAAATGTACTTGGCTGTTCCAGGATCCACCCAGGAATTGAATGTCTTTCTGCTTCGTTAAGCTGTTCCCCTCCCTGAATTTTATTCCAGGCCCCGAAGAACGCCTTCATCCCACGGGCAGTATTTACCAGCCTTCCAGGCTTTGTTGTAGCTACATCCGCAGCTAACGGAAGGGTAAACCTGGCAAAAGAATAAAACGGAATCAACCGCTTCACCCACTGTTTTTCAAACTTGCTCAATCCCCCGGTGTAATCGTAAAGGCCCTTGCTTACCAGGCGCATTGCTTCATGCGGAGAATGGCCCTGTTTTAAAGCCGTCATAAAAAAATTAGTCCTAGCCATGTCTTCGACCATCCTTGGCCAATTCCAATAAGAAGCGGCCCCGCTCATGAAATCCAGGAATCCTTCACTGGCCCCGGTTTTATCAGATAGCGCGGCAATGATGTTTGTTCTGCGAAGTTCACCCATGGCGGTTTTCTTTAAACCAGGCACACCAAGAACCGAAGTTCCCTGGGCGATTCTCATATCCTTAATCATTATTGCAACTTCTTCTCCGGTATAACTGGTTCCGATATCAGTAGTAATCCTGCTCCCTTTGAGTTTTGCTGGATCGTCAAGATATTTAAGGATCAAGGCACTATCTACCTTGGCCTGTCCAGGGTCAATGTTCCACAAGGTTTTCCTCATGGATTCCCAATACTTTCCTCCTAAACCGGTTCCGGCAGCGTCGGCTATGTTGCCAACAACCCCGGCTCCAGACTTCAACCCGGCCACAGCACCACCAGCCCACATCATCTGAACGGTATTAGAGAGAGCCTGGAAGGTAGCAAATCCAGGTTTGAAAATTGTGGCGGCCGGCCGAAAGACTGAATTGATAACGTAGTCATGTGAATTAACTAGGGCGTTCATCCATTCTTTTTCAAAATGAGGGTGTAAAGAATCTCCTATTTCCCGGGCGTCCTGTTTAATTATCGCAGCCGTCTTGTCAGAAAAGTTTTCAGTTTTCAACAACTTCTCAACAGCATCATCGAAAGTTTTTTTAGCCACAGCCTTCCTGCTGGCAGTTGCCCTGATAGCAAAAGTCTTCACAGCGTTCCACTCAGGGTTAAGCCCAGCGGCTTCCGCATCCTTGATGGAATCAAAGACCCGGGCCTTCTGAGCCGAGAGCCGAGCGGAAAATCGTTTCGCTCTATAAAACTGTCCGGTATCTCCAGTTCCCCTGGTAACATTATCATAGTACCTGGGGAAATATTCAGCGACTTCTCCGATCATCAGGCCGACCATGTTTTCAGTTTGCCGCATTTCATTTAGGCCATGTCTCATTTGAGCATAGACATTTATTTCCTTTTCCCCCAGCTTTTCAGAAGCAAACCATTTACGCTGAACCTGTTCAATTACATCTTCGGTAAGCTGATCTCCAGCGGCCATGGGGGCTTCTTTGGAAATTCGCATTAACTCATCACTGATACCATGCGCGGCCCGGCCAATTTTCATGGCCCCTTCTTTATTTAAACCCTTGGCCATCTTAGCCGTGGCTTTGATTATTTCATCCCCGGCTCCCTCTGCAACTGCCAAAAACTGATTGGCCATGTTTACATATTCCGGAGGCAATTCACTTACTTTCCGGAAAGTCCCGGTTACGCTCTGAATGAGAGCATTTTTATTATTGAAAATCTTCACCGCATTTCTTACAGCGGTCAATCCGGTACTGTCAGCAAAGCTTTTCGCTGTCTCCGGAGAAAGAAGCGTTGCCAGGTGCTTCCCCGCGAACGGAACTTCCACATGAATCTGGAATCCCTTTTGAAACATAAGAGTCGGATCGGCCGCGGCCATCTTGGCAATATGTTCTTCGGCCCAGGTAAACTTAGCAGCAGAAGAAATCATTTCTTCGGAGAACATCTTCTGCGCAACTTTAGTCAGCTTGGCATACTCCCCGGCGCCCTTCTGTGTAAGATACAGGGTTTCTCCCGCCTTGGAAGCCACCTTAACAGCCTTCCCTGCCCCGCCTACACCAAAACTGAGCCAGGTTGTTGGATCAAAGGCAATGTCCATTGCGATACCGGCTACCATTGTTGCGATCGGATTAGACTTTGCAAACTCAGGGTTATACTTTTGCAGCAGATCAGTGAAGCCAAGCCTGTCAGTCGGAACAAAAAACTCTTTTGCGCCACGAACCAGAGTGTTTCCAATAGCAGCCACCCCGCCATCACCTTCCAGGGCCTCATCAACCATAGCCGCTTCGGCATATTGAAAGCGGGAAAGAATGTCTATAATTCCGGAAAAGATCCCTGTCGGTTCCCTGCCCTTGTCTTCAAGTTCGCGATCTTCCGGAGATTGTTTAGGCTGGCCGCGAAACATGGCAAGGATCTGTTCAGCTTGGTTTCCCTTCTCAGCCTTTTCTGGATCCGCTCCAGTTAAAACAGTGTCAAGCGCAGTTGGTTTTACAGGCGCAGCCTTCCCCCTGAAACTATTGAGGATCTGTTCAGCCTGGCTCCCTGTTTGCTGGTTGGGGATCTGTTGCCGATAATCTTGGACAGCCGCAGTCGCAACATCACCAAAGGGGCCGGTTATAGGCTCGTCAATAGGCTCGTTGGAATGATTCCCTCTAAAAGAATTTAACCACTCATCTGCTTTGTCAGCCATATTTATTCTCGGTTTGTGAACGTTTTATAAATCTGTTGCCTTTTTCTTTTTGAGCAATTCCCATGGATAGGTTAATGTTTCCGGCGTTTTTATCGGGGGTTCTCCCTGTTGAGTAGGGGAATATTTAAACCCTGGTTTAAAGTTTTTCTGTCTGCTTATGCTCTGCTCTTCGGGGCTTATTTTTAAACTGTCAGCCTGCTCCCTTGTCCAATCTCCGGCCTCAACACCTTTTTCCAAAACCTCCATGGCCGTAGTTGGATCGCTTTGCAACAATTCATCCCAGGAATCTTTAAACCTATCAAAGGTAGATCCCTGCTGCTGGCCGATAACCTGGGCCGGATTAGCTCCGGAAGTAAGAGACGTCCTTCCTCCCATTGCGGCTCCCATTGCGGAAGAAGCCCCTTTGAGAACTTCCACAACTTCTTTATCATCAGGAAACGGAAGTTGGTGGCCAAGGTAATCATACCTCGGTTTATACAGTTCCTTTACAATTGAAGAATACATGGCCGACATGGTTTTTTGTGTGCTGTCTCCATTAAATTCCATAGCCATAGAATTATCAAAAATTGCCTGTTCTGCTTCGCTCAGGTCCACACCGGCCAACATCTTTTCTGTGATTTCATTGGCCTGGGTTACAGTAGCCCCAGCATACATCATGGTTCGCTGGGTTCCACGTTTTAATCCTTCCCGCTCGGCAGCGGTACGGAGATTGTTCTGAGCATTTAGGAATCCAATTTGATTCGCGCCTCTTACGCGCTCTCGCTCCATTGCAGCATTGGCTGTATATTCAGCAATCCATTTCTGATTGGCACTGGATGAAAGCATTTGCAAATACCCTTGTTTGATAGTTGCCTCCCGATACGCCTTTTCATCAATCTGCTTTGAAGCAGCGAGATCATAATTCATCTGTGCCAAAGTCTGATCGTTAGCTTCTTTTTCTTGCTGGAAGGTAAGGGTTTTATCAAACTGTTCTCCGCTCTGTTTTACTTTGGTTTCTTCAATCTCCAGGCGACGACCTTCTATACCAAGCGTTTTCTCACGATATTCCTTGGTTTCCTTTCGTTCTTCAGCCTGGGCCTGTTGCCGCTGCTGCTCAATAAGATAAGCCTGTCTGCGCTGGATGATGTTCGCCAGGGCCTCTCCCGGTCGATTAGACGCGGCTACAGCAAGGGCATCGGGCAATCCCTGTAAAAGACGCTGAACCCAGCCTGATTTTTGTATCCACGGAACAGCGTCTCCCTTCTCCCCTTCTTTGCCTTCTTTATCAGGAACCGCGTCTGCCGCCATTTCTGCGGCAGTTTTAGGCTTGTCTTCTTTCAGAAGACGCTGCACAATTGACTGTTCTTCCTGGAAGCCCGGTTGGTTTCTCTTGGTTCCGAAAGGATCTCCGAAAAGTGTCCCTTCTTCCTCGGGAAAAAGCGAAGATAATTTACTGTTGTCACCAGAAAGTCCTGTTAAATAATCCATGATTTATCCCCATGCTCCGATAGCGGCAGAGCCCAAGGCCCCGCCTACTCCAAGAACAGTTTGCCACCATTCAGGTTTATTTTCCTGAACAAGATCCATTTGATTCGCCCAATCGCCTTCCTTCGCCCAATAGCTGAAGTCAAGCTGATCCGCTCTCAGGTCAAGATCCCCGAGCCCAAGTTCTCTTTTTAGATCAAGCTCGGCCATAGTAGTAGCCATCCGTGACCTTGCCCCTATTTCAGCCGCTTTCAGGTTGGCTGAAGCCATCGCTCTTGTTGCGTTCGCTCCGGAAGCAGCGGCATTTTCCGAAGCCTGTGCCGCTCGTACTCTTGCCCTGGTATCAGATGCCGCCATTGCCCCTTTTTGAACCCTGTCTGCCAGGGTGTTCTGTTGTCCAAGTCTGGCCATTGCATCGTTGGCCTCAATACCGGCCAATGTGCGGGCCTGTCCTTCCAGCATCCGGCCGCCTGATTCTCCGGCTACAGTAGACCGCTGCATACCGCGGCCAAACAAGTCTTCCAATAAGGCGTCTTTTTCGGTAGTGAATACTCCCTGGGCCTGGAGCATTTGAGCTTCACGAGCCTTGGCAAAAGCAGCCAGGGTTTGAGCGTCTAACTGAGGAAGTCCTTCACGCATTAAAATTGCTTCCAGGTCGGCATTAGCCCCGGGACCTGTACCGAAGACATTCCCCCCGCCCCCCAGGCTCATATCAACACCAGTTCCTCCACCTAGAACTTTTTTCCAATATTCCTCATCAAAACCTTGTCCAGCTACCGGAGTGTTGGCTCCTGCCCCTGCATTTCCCCCGGCAGCGGCAGCAGGATCAGAAGGCGCTCCGGTGTTTTGGTGGGTAACTCCATCGGCGTCAGTCCAGGTTGACAAGGAAGGATATGTCGTCTTGGTTCCTGCCCCTTGTCCGGCCCCAAATTGCGCCTGGAGTTGATCATAGACATTGTTATTTTGAAATTTGTTCAGCAGGTCAGCATAAACGCTCATTATAAACTCCTTGCTCTTTTCCCGGTTAAAGGGGTGATCTCAAAATATTGAGATTCCAATTCAAATGCTTCCGCTCCGGCATTAACCACATCAACCTGCAATCTTTTCCATCGCCTTCTTCCTGTTATCAGTTTTCTAATAAACAAGGGAAGCCCGGTTGCGGCTGCCCCGGTGTCTATCGTATAAGTATGTACCGGTGTGGTGACTCCATCATAAAGTAAATTCACAGTTAAGGTAAGGGCCGCTGTTCTTTTTACTACCTCTATCCCCCAGCGTAATATCTCTTTGCGTCGATCCGGAACCTGTAAATCAAACTCTTTGGTTTTGATCCTGGTGGTAAATGGAGTTCCTGCGTCTGTCCAAACTGATTCGTCCTGTTTGTATAACTTGTCGCTTCCGATATAAAGTTCATTAACTCCATCTACTTCCACAATAGCAAAAGCAGTTCCGACGATCGCGCCGGTAAAGACTGTCCACTTCAGCTTCCCATTTAAACTGTCTTTCATATCCAAGACATAAGTTTTATCTACAACTCCGTCATTGTCAGTATCTATGGAAATCCAATATTGAGATTTCTTTGGCCAGTACAAGGCGGGGAAGCGCAGGTTTGATAATTTCATTCCCCGCAAATCAGATATCTTCTTGGAGAGAAGGACTGTTTCAAAATCCCCCAGCTTTTCAGCCGATCCCAGGGTTGTCAATCCTTCACTTGACAGGAAAAGCAGGTCATCTAAAACGCTTTTAGTACTCTCACCGGAGACAGCACCGGAATTTTTAGTAACAAGTTCAAGCGACCATTTTGAATCTGCGGTATTTGGAACCCCGGCCAGGATCCGATAAATATGCTTCCGTTTGAAAATGACTAACATTCCCTTATGCGCTTCCATCCCACTAGCAATATCGCCATCGTCAGGGAACACATCCAGAGAACCGGCCAGGGTGTCGGTAAAATCAGTTCCGTCTCCCAGCTTGGAATAAAAAACGCTATTCCCGGCCAAGATAAAAAGACGATGATTCCACACTTCCAGTTGAGTAGCCGCAACCTCCTGTTCCGGAAAGTTTTGAACCTCTTGTAAACTACTGGTTTCACCATCCCAATAAACGACCTGAGAGTAGCCAAATTTCGTCACCACGCCATCATCGTCTATAACCTGGGGGGATACCCCATGTACTCCAAATAAAACGCCGTCAAGCACGCCCCATCGCCAAAACCCGTCAACAGGGATCTTTAACGCGCCGTTAATTACTTCAAAGATACCAGAGCCGATTTCAGTCAGGACGTGATTTCCTTCAGTGACAACAAGGGCATCCACCCCTTGTTCGTTTTTAAGCTGGAAGATTGAGGATACAATACTTCGGAAAGGCATACCAACTACCCGTAACGCAGTAATTCTGTCAATGGTAGAACAGGGGCAATAAATATCAAACCCTGCCGCATCAACTAACTTACATCCAGCAAGGTTGGCAGAATCAACAAGGTCATCGAGCAGCACCGGAGCGGTCGGATCGGAAACGTCATATAGGGAAATTTTGGTTGCCCCTGGCACTCCAACCCATAGAATTTTATCAACCGGAACATACCTGATTCCATAAGCCCCGGTTAGGCTGGCAATCTCATTGTCAAATACTGGCGCAGTCACATCGCTTATGTCGTAAATCCTTACTGAATTTCCGGCATTTGTTGTGGCATACAGGTATGTGCCATCTGAATCACACCTCATCGCTGGCTGGCTAGCATCATTTAAGGAACCGATCAGGTACGGAGAAAAGGGAATTTTCACATCCCATACATTTATATAGTTCGTTCCAATTCCGCACAGGTAATCAGCATCAAGAAAAACCAGGCCATCAAGGGCAGCATATTTGGTTGCTTTGTGAAGGGCAGCTACTAAGGTTATTGATCCTGGCAGCTTGATATCAATTACGTTTAGATACCCGGGAGCAGAAACATAAGCAAATTCTTCTTTGGCATCTACCACTACCGCATTACATGAAGTGAGGCTGACTGTCGTGATAAAGCTCATTTCAGTGATACCAAGAGGATTAGAAACATCGTAGACCACAACTCCGTTATAGGTTTTGCTGGCTGCGATAATATACTTTCCACCACCGAACCAGGCTAGATCCACCGCACCGTTTAATTTTGTTGCGTCTGTTATTTGACCATATTGTTTGAGAGAAGCTGGCTCTCTTATATCAATGATTGAAATTGCATCGCTGGTTTTTGAAGCAGCAGCAAGAGTCTGTCCATAATGTTTCACGCACCAGACTTCATCAAGAGGTACATTTGACAGTTCCCATTTGAGAGTGAAATTTTGAACTACTTCCGCACGAATGATAGTAACGAGAGCAGAAATATCTGTAGAAAAAACGTAGCCATCTTTAAGATGAACACCAGCCGGAGAAGCCAGGTTTACAGCATCAACGTAAACATATTCCTGAATCCAGGGCCAGGAACTTACGTTTATAAGGACAAGGGCATCGCTTGAACCGCTTCCGATATATAAAGTATCTGTATTGGCATCGTGCCAGGGCCATTCATTTGCCCGATCCATTAACGGAAAAGAAGCAGCTTTTTTCACTACTGGCAAAAGAGGATCTGATAAATCCCATTCAGTTACAATTGAAGATGCCACATCGAAGCCCCAGATAGTTGTGTAATCACGCTGTAGGATGAATTTGTTGGCCCGGGCGGTTGCCACATCATTTCCCAGGATCGGAGCAGCCGGGTCGCTGATATCAAAGGTTGACAGAATGGTGGCACTGGAAGCGTATAAGATTTTTTCAACAGGATTTATCTCTGCCCTCGAAGCCTGGCCTGTCCAGGTATATTTCCCAACTTGCGTAGGCGTATCATTTTCAACACTTATGATCAAGATATTTTTTGATGAAGCCGATCCATTGGCAGTAGCTACATAGGGCAAGCCATCATCACCAAAGTAGAAACCGCATCCACCACTTCCACCGCCATCAGAGAAGGCCACAGCGATAGGATCATCGGAAGAATCTCTCAAAACAGCGATCTTTCCGGTTGAACTATTGAAACTGTAAATCACTATTCCGGCTTGTCCACCAGCGTTTAATGATACCCAGGCATAAAGCCTGGTCATGGCAGGATTCCAGCAAACATCCACTACATAATCGTAAGTATATCCACCTGCTACAAAATAAGAACCAGGATTGTCATAATCAACTTCTTTAATAATGGCAGGATCTTCCCTGTCAAAAACCCGAATAACCTTAACAGCACCATGTTCATAAGCAACAACCCATCTGTCATCAGGCGTTGCCCTGGAAACATAACCAAAAGCAGAAGTGTAAGCATCAGATGTAACCGTTTGGAAAGGCAAAGGTACATGAAGTTTCACGCACAGCAGGTAATCATCGGCTGCACTTACCATGAACAAATAATCATCTACCAAAACCGCATCTATGATCTGGTCAAGTCTCCCTGGAATCATAATATCGGAAATGATTACCGGGGCCGTGGGATCGGCAATGTTGACCATCGTTAAAGAATCGCTCCAGTAGCATGGACAAATAATAATATTGCCTCTTTTATATGTCCAGGTATCTATCTTGTTCAGCCTGACCGCATCCACCAGAGTAGCCGTGATCGTCACTGTTACTTCATCGGAAGCGTCCAGCACGATAAAGGTATCGTCGGTTGCGGAAAGCATATAGACATAATTCTCATCAGCCTGAACCGGGCCTACGTCATTGAGAGCCACAGCGTCAAGATGGCTTACCACCAGGGAAATTGCAGCCGGATTTGAAACGTCGAATACATGAAGCTCGTCAGTTCCCTGGTTGGTCTGGTAAAGACGGTTCGTATCAGGCACATGGGCGATCCATTTGCCTCCGGAGTGAGCAGTAATTTTATTGCTTTCGCTGATTCCTGTTCCAAGGTCGGATATATCCAGCACAACCAAAGAGCCATGAGCCCCGGCATCATCATTGGCACAGTAGAGGTAATCACCATCACGAATGATTTGGTGTATCCAATCAAGATTGGTAGCGTCAGTGTGCTTTCTTACCCATGTTGAGTTTGCCGGATCGGAAATATCGAACACATGGACGCTACCATTCCAGCGATCTGCAACCAGCAGGTAGTCACCATGTTTCACGGCATCCACAGGGTAGACCATCGCTCCATCTTTGCAGGAGCCTTTAAATATAGGCTTTTCAGGATCAGTGATATCCACGATAAAAACAACATCGGTTGCTCCGGTGTCACAGACAAAAAGCAAGTTACTGTCAGCGTCATAAGCCAGTTTAGTTGGGGAATCAATTTTGATATTATTGATCATCCCTTTAAGGACAATGCTTGTGGCGGCCGAAGAAACTGCGGTCATACCTGGCCTTGTAGTCAACTCTCCCGACTTGTTATATTCCAGGTTTTCGAGCAACACAAATTCATTATCAGCAATATCGTTAGGCGGCTGCGCGGTATTCATTCCTCCGCTGACGTCCTGTAAATTTATCGACTGATATTTTACATTCTGATCACTCATAGAATTGCCCCTGTTAGATCCATGACCACTATTTTAGCTCCATCAAAATGAAGCGAATGTCCAATTCCGAGAGAGAGAACTTTAGGGATTAAATATCGCGGGTTCCCGCCATTGCCAGGATCAAGGCATAGAGTTATATCAACCGCGGCAACGTGTTTATTCACCAAGATTATTGAAACGATTGAAACGGCAGCAGAGGCAGTATAAAGAACGCTCGTCAGGGTAGTCCCAAGGACACCAGAAGCCAGCCTGGCAAAGGTTCCTCCAGCCAGACCGCATATTGTGTAGTCAACGACAGCATCTACGCTGGCCCCACCCTCAATCACATCTGTGTCATTCAAGCAAATCATCCTGGTTCTCCTATAAAGTTCCTAACACCGCAGCAACTTCAAACGTAGCCAAGGCAGAGGCGTGTTTACCATCTAACGTATCAGCATCAAGTCCATTTCCAGGACCAGTAAGCAGCCATCCCAAAGCGATTTTACCAGCGGCATCAGCCAGGGGGATAGTAGTCGCAGCCGGAGTAGCAGAGATAGGCTGAAGGTCGGTTACTTGGGCCTTGGTGTGGGTATGAATAGCTGTAGCGAAAGCCGTTGCTTCAAGACCATCCAAAAGATCAGCATTAAGCCCGACAATTAATTTCCCAGCGGCCTTAATCCCAATAAGAAACGGGGCTACTTCAAGCGGATTGAAGGTATGCTGAACGGTAATTTCACGAGCGATAGCTTTATGCACGTACTGAAGATGACCGTCAGTATCACGATTAAGGGTATCGTCATGATTAATCGTCTCTCCGGCTTGCTGTGCGTATTCTCTTTTTCGGGACATACCTTCTCACTAATTTCTGAATCTCCCTGGCGGCAATCTTACAGGATTGAATGAGCCGCGATTAGGGAGATCCGTTGGTTGAAATCTGCTAAATGCACCCCGGGGATGATTATAAGAATGTTTCAAACTCTTACGATGGCCCAGATACATGCTGTATGTACGGTCAAAACTCTCCCATTCCCTTTCGTGCCGGTGAGCATAAGCCAGGGCGCCTTCATGAAGCAAACTCAGAAACTCATTGGGAACCGGGATGCTGGCGATAGTCCTGATAGAAACGTTGTCTACCGTTCCATCAAAATCAGCAGATGGTGTAATTGAAAAAACCACAGCTCCAGAGGCCGCGGCCTTAAAGTTACCACTACCGGAATCCGTAAACTCTTTTGTCGCTCCGGTTAAGAAGATAAACTCTCCGTCAACATCAAAGGTTACGGATCCAGCGGTCCTCCCGCTGATAGTAAAGCTGATCTGATAGGTAATCCCTTCCGCTACTGTTACGTTCTGACTCAGGGCATCGACAAAAGTTAGATCGTGCTGGGCCGCACCGGCAGCCCAAGTCCAGTTTGTTGCTGTCCAGGCTGACAGGTCCGCAGCAAATTCACCGTCTGTTACCAGTTCGCTTCCCAGGGGAGCATTGCTTAATCGTGTTGGCCTCCCTACACAGTTAAGCTCGATAACCTTAATCCCGTTTGGTATGGGGAAAAAGCCTATCTTGCCGGTAACTGTAGTTGGATTGAAGGCGTCATGGTAAAAATACCGTGGAGTGCCTGTATCTTCCATATTGTAACTACCGGCAAATAGATGATCTTTGGAACGATATTCAATTATCTCCCCTGTCGTCTGAATCCTGGCTGAAGATATATCCCTTACATCTACCGAGAGATCATAAGTTCTTTGCAAAGCTACGGTAGTTATTTCCTGAAGGATATAATTAAACCTCCAGTCCATGTCATCCCCAACCTCATCAAAAACCCTTTGAATCCAGCCATAGGCAAGAGAAAGCGCATCGGCGTCAGTTGAATCTTCCCCAAGTTCATCCAAAACTTCAGCCGCTAATTGATTCAGTGTTTTAGCCACGGGTTACTATCCTTTCAGGATCTTCTTCTTTGCGCGTTCCTTCTTCTCCCGGGCATCTCCCAGCCATTGTGTAGGAACTTCGTCGGCATGGATCAGAAGTTGAGAAGCCTGGGTGTGAACCAGTTCTTTATGCTTCTGAACAGCTTCCCTGGCCCTGGCCTGGGTAGCCGCGTCCATACCTTTTTCGTCTTCGGTATCGTAATAAGGGGGAAGGTCGTTTTGGGCGCAAAGATCGAAACCGCAGATTTCACAAACCGCAGGGGTAAGTTCAATCCTGGTGCAGATTTTATTAAACTTATCAACCTTCTTGGTTGATGTGATGAACATTATTTCTGCCGGTCTTTTCTCCGGCTGTGCCTGTTTTGATTCAGCCATATTTCCTCACTTTAAAAATGTTTCACATGAAACAATATGATTAACCTTCTGAGCTTGCACCAGCGGTTTCTAAATCTGAAATTACCGAAGCAATCGCAGCAGCAGCCGTGGTGGACACATCAGCTTCAGGATGTAACAAGGCTTTCTGATAAGCCTTTTTCAAGAGTCTCATCAAGCCCATTGTTTCCTGTTTTCCTGCCATAGCCATAATGGCCTCCAGTTTTAAATGGATGCGGAGAGCCCCGAAAGACTCTCCAGGTTTTAGGTTTAGTAGAGAAGGACAGTCGATACACCGGCCGCAGCAGCGGTAACTGCCTTGATCCGGACCCCGGCACACGCAGCAACAAGAGCGTCAAAATCAACCTTTACAGGGTTAACTGCGGTTGAAGGAATGGTTTTGATCGTATCTGCGGTTGCTGAAGAAACGCAGAAATCATTGATTGCTGCGGCGGTAGACTTGACCGCGGTAACAACGCCCTTAGTAACGACCCAACCGTATGATCCCGCTGCAATCGCAACCAGGGCAATCCCTACAATAGCCTGATCGACAGCGGTAATTGGGGTTACGACATACGGTGCATTGGCCGCAGTACCGGAACCGCCAATAGCAGCATCGGTATAAACCGGCGCTTTAGCGGCAACGGCATCGTCAGCCTGCACGTAAATAGCCTCCTGGCCTTCATCATTACGCGCAACCGTTCCAACCCTGTGCTGGGCGGTTGTATGAGTCAATTCAAAATTGGCTCCTTGTAAAATACTCATTTCAGCCTCCTTGGCTTTTAATGTTTGCGATTAAGACAAACAGAAACAGAGGGGGATTCCTTAGATCCCCCAATAGAGTTTAGGTAATGCCAGTGAGAACCGCCAGACGATTACGATTCATGGTAAGCAGGTTTCCGAACAGCAAAACCTGGCTGACCTTGGAATCCTGGTCATCGGGACGCTGGAAGGGAGTTGCGGTAAAGTACTTGCCTTTACCTACGGCCATTTTCAGGTACTCACTGTTAAGAAAGTACATGTAGCCGGATGTGCAATCCTCATCGTACACCATTGGAATACCCTTGAACTCAAGGTTCTGGAACCCGGCATCGCCAAGCTTGGCGTTTGTCCTGGTGATATCATTATTCGCCAGGGTAAGGGCCTCATAGTCCTCATAAACCGTCTGGGTAGTAATAATGAGATCGCAAGCAGACTTGCCTTTGCGAACCGAATTGACCATATTGCGCATGGAAGCGAGATCGAGCGCGCCGGATTCATCCAGCCAAACGTTACGCCAGATGGAGTCAGCGTTGGAATCAATACCCCCATAAGTTGACCAGGCAGTACCTTCTTCAACTATCAGGGCAAGGCCGGTAAGATCCTTCCCGCCGTTTCCGGTTCCGTCACTGAACATCTGTTCGTTGATCTCGTTACGCATTGAGATTTCGAGTTGTTTCACCTTGCTTGTAAGCAGGGAAACGATTTTGGTTTTGCTCCCACTGTTCTGAAATTCCTCCCGGCCATTAATGGTCACGGAACCTGCGATCTGTTTCCAGTCAACTTCACAGGCTGAAATTCCTTCCTGGGGAGAGATATCAAGGATATCCCATCCAGAGTAGGATTTAACCGTTGTGTTTTCACCGAGCAGCAATGGCTCGACAAGTGTTTCACCACCATCGCGCTCTTCAAAATATCCTCTCTCTTTGAGCAGATAAATCAAAGCCTGCTGGCCAGTGATGTTATCAGCCAAGGTTGGACGATAGTTTTTGAGCGTAGTCGCGACGATTTGATCAAAAGAGGCGTTAAAGGCCATTTTGATACTCCTTTGTTTTAACTGCGATTACGCCAAGACTAATTTTACTGGTTGGAAAGTTCCTCTACCGCAGCATCAAGGGCCTGTTTGATGTTCTTAGGATCAACTTTGACCTCTCGATTACCCCCGACTCCCTTTTCCGTGGTCAGCTTTACAGCCAAATCTTTTAAGGCTTGCGCTTCGTCAGCCGGAGAAACAGCGGGTTTGCTATCGGTTTTGGTACTTTCTCCCACAGCCTCTACCTGTCCAGTCTTGGCAGGCGTCTCTTTGGCCGGTATTGGAATCTCTTTTACAAGATTATACGCAGCCTTGAGAGACAAGTCAGGTCGCTGGTGGGATAATTTTTCGATCAAGAAAATTCTATTTCTAAAATCTTCTCCATACAGTTTATTCATTTCACGAACTTCAGCCGAAACCCTGTGTTCTACAATGATAGGCTGAAGGGCGTCAAGCAGCGGAGCTATTTGCTTATCAAGCTCCTGGGCCAGGGCCTTTTCAAGAAAGGCTACTCCCTTTTGCTTGTCAGCAAACACGTCCATAAATTCTTCATCCGGCCCGAGAAGATCATTAATACTGCGAACTTCAGTAGCAGGCGTATCTTCTTTGGTTTCTTTCTTTGAGCCAGCGGCGATCTGCGCTTCCAGGCCAGCAATCTTCTCCTGTAAAGCCTTCATTTCGGGGCTTACTTCCGGGGGCTTCTCACTTGCGCCAGCTTCAGGAACCGCAGGTTTTTCTGTTCCCTCCAATTTCTGATTAACCTCCGGATCTTTAGCGCGTTCTGAAATTTGCATTTCCCCGTCTTCAGTCCATTCAATATCAAGGTTGTCAAATGCTCCCCCGATATCAGCCGGGTTTGAGCTTTCTTCAGTTTTTAAAATTGTATCCATGATGTTCCTTTCCTCCTAAATACACATTTCTGTAACCGTTTTTCCAATCGCTTCCTCACGAATTATATCTTCTTTCTGTTCACGATATTCTCTTACTCTGCGAATATTTTTACTTTCCCCAGGATCAACCGGCCTTAATCCAGCCTGTTTCTCCAGTAATCTTAACTCGCTTTTGCTGTGAACACTTCCAAACGTCGGGTCCATATAAGTTGTTCCCAGGTCATCTGAGATCACACAAGGAACTGAAACCTGCTGTTCACACCAGGCCCCGCATTTATGGCATTGCCCCGGCAACCCGGTTTCACTCATTGGCCGAAGCTTATCAAACTTGTTGCCACAAATTTTGCACCTGTATTCATAGATCGGCATTTACTGTACCCCTCCTAATGCTCCCATAAGTCCTGACAATACGTTTCCTGGCCCTCCTGCCGGTTGTGCCTGCTGCGCCATGGGAGAAGGCGGCATTACCGGATTTGGGTTCTGTGATGGCGGGGCCTGGGGATTAAACCCACCAGGAGCCCCTGGAGTTATTCCCGGCTGTTGCCCGGCCTGGGCCTGGGCGATCGGAGCGTTTACTGTCGCGGCCGCGGGGAACCACCTTTGAACATCTTCCAGGCTTTCAAATTTACTCAGTACCCATTTGAACAACTCAGTCCACTCTACCGGCACACCGGCCTGCATAAGAATCTGCATATTGGCCGTCATGATTTGAAGTATCTGAATAGCCTGTTGCCGCTCAGTTACTTCGTCAACCATTTCAGTACTGGTTGCCTCAATATCAATATCAACTTCAGCCTGGATATCTTCCCTGTTCCAGGTTTCCCAATAGTATCCAGTCGGGCCAACAATTTTAACCACATCAGTAGTAACCCAATTGGCCTTCATGTGCTGATTAACTTTACGTCCCACTTTTTCAATGAACCGGTCGAACTGTTCAACCCTGTCTTCAAGCTTCAGTCCATATAATTTTGTCCTGGCTTGAACTTCTGTAGCCGTGGTGCGGGATGGAAGGTTGCCGCCCCGGGCCATTTCATCAGATCCAATAAGCTCCCGAATATCCTGCTTGATAATTCCTTCGATATTATATTCGTCGGAACTCATAGCCGCTTCCTGGATAGGTTTAATGGCGTCGTGATCCAAAACCTTGATAATGGTTCCGTCCGCGCCTTCCTGCAATTTGGTAAGCTCAGATTCGTTTACATCATCAGTAGCCGTATACTTGCGGTTAAACCGGCGCCGGTGCTGAAACATGGCGGTACGGATCCGGTTCAGTTCATACTGCTGGTCTTCAATAGAGGCCGGTAAGCCGAGAGCGTAAGGTTCCTCCGGAACGGGGATAAATTCATACCAGTCATAAGGAAACCCTTCAAGGTAATCATACGGCCAGGTTTCTTTCTCGATCAGCGGGATATGAACTCCGTGTGCAAAGAAGAAATATTTTCCGCTGCGCTTATCCCATATTTCAAAACAGACGATCCTGGTTAAATCTCCGTATTCATCGGCGTCATTAGAAAGCCAGGTTAGGCCATCGTCAGAAATTTCATCTTTTAATACAGAGTCTATTCGGGAAGGCTCAAACTTTCCTTCCTGGATAGCCTTTATTGCAGCTTTGGAATATCTTTGGTTTTCAATAATGTCCTGTAGGGGAAGGAACATCATTTCTCCGCACCATCTACCGGAATCAAAATCCTGTTCCGGAGCTTCCGGATCGAAGACCATCATAAACGGGCTTACCCGACGAATCCAGGGGGCCTGCTTTTTAATATAATCCCGATATTCAATTCTCCCTGTAGATGGAATCTTGTAACTCTCATTCACTTCCAGGGTAAAGCCTGACTTCATAACGGCGTGTCCGATAATAATGCCATCGAGCGCACACTTACGGGCTTGCTTCTGCATGTCATATTCACCCCAGGAATAATTCAATGTGGCCTTTTGAATCTTGGCACTCACATCAAATTCAGGGCGTTTGGCTTTAGCGTTGAACTTGGGACGTTTACGGATTAGAAATGGGAGCATGTTCAGGCAGGAACTTCCGGTAATATTTACCGTGATTTCATCATTGGCCAGATCGGAAGAAAGAGTATCACTGTCCTGGCTTAAAGCAGACCAGTGTTTCCCCTTGTATAAGTTGAGATATCGCTTCCAGGCTTTATCTCCATTCCAATGTTGCCTTCGATAAGTTAGAGCCCGGTCAAATCTATGCTGCCAAAACTCTCCAGCATCCTCCCCGGTGGTCGGTTCCCTTTGGTAAAGGGTGTTGTCAGGAGCTTTTTTCATAATATTTCCCGCCTGATCTTGCGAATTAAAAATATCTTACCACACAAACTCTGGCCTAATATAACGATCTTGCCCGAGTTTTATTGTCTAAAGTTTTCTCCCACCATTTGAGAGAATACTTTTTTTCAGTTTGAACTACCGGCTGTATAGCCTGGTGATAGGCGCGGGACGCCATCTGGTAAGCGATCATTACAGCCATTGCCAGGTCGTCATGTCCAGAACCTTTAGGAACTCCGGTAGTTTTCCTGCCCCCTTCAGAAACCATTTCCTGAAAGTTCATTAATTCATGAATCGTATTTCGGTCGTAAAGGGTAATAATGTCTTTGTTGATGGCGTTTCCAAGATCAGTAATCATAATGTCTTTGCTGACGCCGTTGGTTTTCCAGCCATACTTATCTGTTTTCCGATCGCGCCTTCCGCTTAAATCCTGCCTCCGGTAAAGACGGGGATACTTGATCCTTTCGTTATTAACAAGCTGCGATCCTCCCAGGATTTTGTTGATCGAGTACCCCCCTTCTTCATTTGCCTCTATAGCCAGGAGCGCGGTATTGAATATTATTCCCAGCACATAGAGAAGGATGGCGAAATCATCAGGGGGGATAACGGCACAAAACACCCCTGCTTGGGTAAGCTCCGGACAGCGGAGGACGACTGCCGCAGATGGATCACCACCCTTCACCCCAAGGGCCGGATCTACCCCGATAACATAAGTAGAATGAGGCTGAACCGGCTCAAATAATCGTAAGTGTCCGTACTTTCTGTATTCAAATTCTTCCGTCTTAAAGTTAAATCTGTAGGAATGTTCTATCGGGGGATCATTGTTAAGCCCCTGGGCCAGGTCGGCAAGCTTATATGAATCAAACAATCCTCTGCCTGTACCAATGAAAGCATCGTTGGGTATGGTCGGATATTCTTGTCGAAACATCCTGATATCACCATTGCACTCACTGTCAATAGTTTTTCTACGCCAGGCAAGGCGGCACATTGATTCATGAAAAATCTGGTTTTCTTCAGTAAATTCCGGATACCACACCTTCAATTCAGCGATTATCCGGCCCTGTTCCTCAACCTCATTGCCATATCTCGGATGGTCAACGTCGTGCGGTTCAAAATAATCATCCGGATCCAGTTCAATCCGGTACTCGTCATCAGCTACCCAGCAAACAAAAATCTTCTCATAATCATTTTCCTCATCGTCCCACAATTCCTTAAACGGTCCCGGTCCTTTCGCAGTAGTCTCGATAATCAGAAACGTGCCGGGGATATCAGGCATGGCATTTCGGGCCGCGGTCAAGGTAGGTAAGGGATTATTCAGCATGGCAAATTCAGACAGGTGAAGTAAATGCAGGGAAAAGCTTCTTCCAAGATCAACGTTACTGGCCACGTCTACCAAGATTTGGGATTCGAGCCCGGGCGTATTGTCCGCAGGATTAGGATTCGCGAACTCCAGGTGGCCCCGGTTGTTGGTCTTGGCCATCGGCCGGCAGTCCACCGGCGTTTCTCTCCAGAACAACTGCTGCTTCCGGAACAACTCCCGGCTGGAGCTTTCCTTATGGGCCGCAACAACTCCATTACGATTAGAGCGCAAGCTGCATATCCAATAAAGCAGACCAGCTATCCAGGTAGACATACCCATTTGCCTGCCCTTGAGAATTAACCATCTGACCGGCTTTCCAGTCTTCAGATATTCTTCCATGAGCTTCTTCCAAAGAACCCGCTGAACCCGATTAAACCTAAACGGAACCAGCTTAGAAGCCTTGGTCTGTATCTTTAGGTATTTGAGAGCGTATTCATCATAGTAGGCCCTCATCACCCCAAGTTCTTTAGAGTCCAGGGTAAGCCTCCACGTCTATTGCCTTGCCGCCATCATCGGCATTACGGACAATTTTATCAAAGTTGAAGTTAAGGTTAATCCCGGCACTGGCCTGTTTGTATCCCAGCAGTTCAGCAGCCACCTTGATTGCGGCAATCCTCTCGCGGTTGTTTCCGTCTTCCATGATTTCATCAAGAACGTTATATGCCTTCCGGTCGAAACCAACCTTGGCAATGGCCCTCATTACGCCATGGATAAATTCAGTAAACTTCGGATGCGCTATGATGCCAAGGGCCTGCTTCGGGGTAAGGTTGTATTTCTCTGCCAACCATTTAACCGTGGGCTCTTTAACTGCGGGAATGATCTCACCGTTTTCGTCTACTTCACGATCTTTCTGCGCTACCGGAGTTTCCGTAGAAATGTCATAGGCTATGTCCAGCCACAGTTGAGCATTAACCTCACCATGGGGAATCTCTACAATTCCGGTTTCGTTGTCGGTCATCCCTTGGCCTTTCTTTGCTGCCTCTGTTTATCAGTCCTGGTTATTGACTTGATAATCTTCCTGGTCTTCCGCTGCTGCAAAAACTCTTTCGCCGTTTTAGGTTTATAAGCAATCATCCTATTCAGACTAAAACTCTTTTCTTCTTCAGACATACTCATTTCCTCCAGGTTTACGGATGCCCCATTCCCCGGTTCCAAATTCCTTCAGAACCAATCCTGAATGGAGATCCACCACCACCACCACCAGGCAAAGGCCAATCACCAGCTTCAAAATCATCGTACCACGGAAACGCCCCACCAGCCGAACTGCCAGTTAAACCAGCTTTTCCAGTTGTGTATGTAGTATCAGAAGTAGAGATTTTTTCAACTCCATTGATATAAACTTTCTGCCCTACTCCAGCAATACACTCCAGGCGAACAATATCCCCATTTGAAGGCATAGCAGCAGCACCAAGAAGCGTGCCTGTAGTATAGTAATAACTCCAATCAACTGCCTTGATTAACTGCATATTCGTGTAGTCAGTACCTTGAAGTTTAAGTATGTAACCATTAACCTTGTTTACAGTAGACCCCTGAGAAAGTAAACAGCCAAACCCATGTGATACCGCCCCAAATGTAACCATTTTTAATTGAGCATACATTCCAGCAGCAGGATTAAAAGCAGTAGGATAAACAAATCCGTCTTTATTAGAGACTAAGCATTGGCATTTGTTTGAACTAATTATAGCAAAATGAGTCCCAACTTCAGTCCAGTTTGCCCCAAGATCAGCAGCGTCCGCCCTGTTAAAATCATCAGTGAATACAGCCATGATTTACTCCATGTAATGAACTTCAACCGTACCAGCAGCAGCAATCGAAGCCATGTAATGACCAGGATCAATCGGGAAAATGTACGGAGTCTCTGCCTTGATCTTTAAACAAGTATGATCAGCAACAGCAGTCGGGGCAGTCTTCCCAAACGCTATGTGACAGTCAGCACTCGCATACACATGAATGAATCCATAATCCGAACTCATCACCGAATTAACACTGGCCCCACCATTCGTCAAAGTGAAACCAGCCCCAACCGGCGCTGGCCTTTTATGATACGTTCCCTTTGCCATAATCAGTCTCCCTTGTTGTACTTCCTCGACCCATCAGGATTCAACATCCCTAGGGCAGTGAGGATTTTTTTATTAATCCAGTAGGCGGGTTCGGAGCAGGAGGATAAATAAATACCGTGGCCTGGTTGGAATTAATACTCTCTAAAATTCCACTCTCTCCCACTTCCACATCTTCCCACAAAATCACCGCCCGACATACATAATAATACCTGTGGTTCATATTAACAGAAGTGTCCGTAAATTCAGTCTTACCAGAAGAATCACTCGGAATCAAATCAACATTAATCTTGGAATATTCAGGAGCCGTTACATCTAACCGGTACAGGTTGTACCCATCAACTCCAACGGTAGGACTGTTCACCCATTGCAAAGTTACAGACTTAGGCTGCCCGTAACCAATAACCATAAACAACAGCAATATAAAAAATAGCAGATATACCTTTTTCATAAAACCTCCAGCATAAGAATACCACGCACCCCGACAAATAAAAACACCATACCCTTTTACTCAAAATGAGCATAAGGCCCAAAATACAGGACACAACAAGCATAATACACAACTTCAACATGATAAAAAATTTTTGCGCGCAATGTCAGATCGACAGCAAAAACAAGCCCCAGGAAGATAAGAAATACCCTGGAGAGAAAAAATTTCAGTGTGAGAATATTGGGTTAGAATAATAATAAATTCAGGGACGGGGGCGGGTGGTGTCTCGTGTGGTATGCCTTAACCATGACATGCAGGTACTACCTTAGATTTTCTCGGGTGTGGTATGCCTTAACCATACTGAGCCTGTATCTATTGGCCTGCTATGGCCTCAAAATTGACAATAGCAAGTACTTCCATACTTGCCTGTATACCTGACAGGAAAGCAGGATTAAACATCATAGCGGGGCCATAACGGCGGGGCCTGCTTTTAAAATCTTACATAATAAAACATTATACGACGTAACACCTGTAAACTGTATAAAATAAAGACGTTAGCTATAATGTTCGACACGTTGAACATCAAAAACAGGGCCAACAGGGCCAAAACAGGGCCGAAAAACGCAGTTATCAAGGCGGGGCCTGTAAATAATATCAAATCCTATTTTCCCTATTTTCTCTT